TGGGAATAAACGAATTTTTTAAATGTCGGGTTCTACTTTTTTTAATTCTTTAATCATTTTATCAATTACATCTTTAATCTCTTTCATCATATCAATAGCGTCACATACTGAATGAATTTTATGAGTATATGGCATTATGATTTATTTTCTAGTAATTCATTCCCTATGGGGATTGATACGTTTGCAATATAGCCGCCTATGGGTTTTTCTCCCCATACATTCTTTGGTTTTAACAGATACCAACCGAGAACGGCCGCCCCGATTAACCCTATTAGCAAGCCTTTTTTTACCAATCCCAACCGCCTTTTGATTTTGATTTCCGTTTACGTTTACGCGGATATGCTTTACGGCCGGATAATGTTTTCATTTTGCGCTTAGTTGTGCGGCGTTTACGTGTTGTATATTTTCGTTTAGTTTTTCTTTTTGTTTTTGTTTTTCTCGCTCGTTGCATTTTGCGGCCCCATGCCTTAGCCTCTTTAGAGCCTTTTTTCAAGTAACACTAACCCCCAAATTACTATAAAATGATTTAGCGGCCGCGCTTAAAGTTGGCACCGTTGCTGTTTGGCCCGAGCTCCAAGCAATCGTACTTGTTGAAGGGCTTGCCGTTGGCGTTGGTTGGTTTGTTCCTGATGAGGTTGTATAAGTTGGACTTGATGGAAATGTAGAATAGCCGCCTAAATCTTGCGAGACTGGGCTAACATTAGCGGCCCCGCTTGATAATGTGCTAAAACGTTCTATTAAATTTGATACTTCCCAAATGGGTTGAAGTAATCCGGCTAAACCCCCGCCAAGCCCGCGCCCAAATATTTCTATATTTTGACCGGCGGCTCCAATCGTTGCAACCTGCTCGGTTAAAGCCTTAGCTGTACTTGTTGCGGCCGCAGGCCTTGCGAACGCATTTGCCACAACAGCAACCAAAAGCCCTATTGCTACAATGGGAAAAATCTTAGACCAAACGACCATATTTTTAATTATGTTAAAACTTATTAAGTCATTCTCTATTCTAAGAATAGAGAATTATGGCTTTTAAAACAATGTTTTCAACTGGTGCTAAAAAATTCTTATTTGGTGCCGGCTTAGGCGCAATCGCTTCAACGGTTTTAGGGTTTGTAGCCCCTCAATGGGCCAATCATCCAATCGCTAAAGCGGGCGAGGCCGCCTTATCATATTCAGTTGGCGGCGTTGAATCTGCAATAGGAACCGTTGCAACGGTTTTAATTGCACCAATGGGCGGCCAACGCGGAACCCAAGCACTGGATAATATTAGAACGGAGAGCCTTTAAAATGGCGGTTCCATTAATGCGAGCATACAACGCCGTAGCACCGGCCGCACTCAATGCTTTTGCTTTAGCAACCGATAATATCACGGGCCTAACAGTACAGCAATTAAATCGAGATAATGTAATTTTAGATTTTGTAGATAATCCGGCCAACGCGGCCGGCATAGCACACAACGCCCGCCTTTTAGTAAACGGTTTAGAAGCTGGTGTTTCATTTTTCGCAGTAGCCTCAGACCCAGCCAGCGCGGGCCGTGTGGTTGCGGGTCCTATTCCTATAACAGTTGGAGCCGCAGCAGGCGGCAAGCAATTAGCATTTAATGTGACACAAACATTAGGCGCGCTGTCTGCATTTCCATTTCTTATAAAATACGCTAATTTGTTTTAGGTGCAACAATGCCCACAGTTATTGAGGGTTTTGTAGTAACAACTAAACCAAAAGACATAACGCTTGAGAGTTTTCCAACCGTTGATACTATTGCGGCCGGTGCAACCGGCTCTATTGTATATCCTGATTTGTATAAAGGCGTTGCAATTTCCGCAGCTATCTTAAACCAAGATGGGGCCAACGCTTGCACAATTTCACTTAATGGCTCTCTAACTTTTCAACTTGCCGCCGGCGGCCAATTTAATATTAATGACCAAAATATTATTAGTATAAGAGTTACGGCCGGCGCGGCCGGTCAAACTGACATTGTTGCTCAGGTTGCACCAACACTCTTAACAACTGAACGCGCTCGATTTGCTTTTGAGCGGGGTTAATCATGGGCTTTAGCGGTTCCGGCTCCTCAGTAACCCGCGCACATACTCACGATTCTGGAATAATAAATGACGGCGGCAGCTTAAATCTAAACGGTGTAACGCAAGGCGGCGCGGCCATGACAACCGGCGCCATTACGTTTAGTGATGGGGCCGCCGGAAATATGCAAGTTTTAACTTTAGGAAATGCAAGCGATAATTTGCGCGTAAACGCCGGCGCAACGGCGCCCGAGTGGGCCGCAAGCGCTGACCCACACGGCTCGGGCATGGTTGTTTGTTGGGCCGGCGCGGCCGGCTCGGTTCCGGCCGGTTGGCTTTTGTGTGATGGGGCAAGCGTTGCTACTGCTACTTATGCCGACTTGCATACAGCCATAGGATATGTTTACGGCGGGGCCGGTGCAAATTTCAACTTGCCTAATTTAGTTGATAGATTTGTAAGGGGCCAAGCGACACAAACGGCCGCAACGGGCGGCGCGGACAGTTTGACTTTAACTGAGGCCCAAATGCCCACACATACCCATGTAGTAAATGACGGCGGCCACGAGCATGTTATGCCGCGCCGTTCAACGAGCGGCAGCTATTTACTCCCAGACCCCGAAACCGGCAATTGTCTTTATAGTGGTTATGGAACCTATTGCCCCACCGGAACCAGTACAACCGGCATAACTTTAGATGATGCCGGCTCCTCAAACAGTTTTGATAATAGGCCCGCTTACATTGAAATGCAATATATAATTAAAACATGAAAAAAATATTTATTCAATTTCAAATTTTACTTTTGAGGATTGGGGCCGGATTTTTATCAATCTTTAATAAAAAAAAATAGAATTGAATCATTCATTTAAGATTGATTCTTCATGTAGTTGTATTACATACATTCTTCTTGCCGAGCATTTTTTGCAGATGTCATTAAAGGAACCGGCCGGCAAATAGATTTTACAAACTCTGCATTTTTCTCTTATTCTTGGCTTGTAGTTTTCTATTTGTTTCATGGTTCGAGCTCCTCATCTTGGGCCGTGTGATATATGCAAAAATGCATTGCGGCATTGAGGTTTTTTAAACCGCGCTTACTTCTTATTTGGTCTAACAATGCCCAATGACTAATTGTCATTGTAATTGTTTTGGCCGTTTTGCCCTCAGTCGTTTTAACTAAGCCCGATTCAATCGCTTTTTTTGTTGGCATTTCATACCAGTATGGCATAATAATTCTAAGCCGTAATAATATAAAAATAATATATATTTTTTTATTTTGACAAATATGTATAAGCAGCCCCCTATTATTCTCCCCAGACCAATACCGCGTACGCTAAGCCCTATACTTAAAATGACTTTAAAGACACTCTAAAATAATCATTAGGTTGTTAAAGGGTTGTTTGTTAGCTTTTCTTTAGTAAAGTTGGGGCCGCATGGGGGGGCCTTTAGGGTTAAGTAATATCTATAAAGACACACAACACTTCATTTTATGTGGAAATTCTCGCAAGTGCGCTTATACTCATTGCCTGTGTTAGTATTGGTCTCTGCGGGGTTGTTATTACTCGGGGCCGGTTTAGAACTTCAAAACATTCTCGGCAATATATCAAAGATATTCAGCAAGATTTGAGTTATATTCGTGAACAAAAGAATCAAGAAATAAAAGATTTGAGGCAAGAGACTTTAAGATTAAAAGGTGTAATCAACAAAACTAAGCAAGGCGTAACAGTTACAGACGGAGACTTAAAAAATTCAAGCGGCATTGTTGATATGTTAGTGCAAAAATTAATTCCAAATAAATATCAAGAATTGGTAAAGCCGTATATCCCCAAAGCTGAGGCTTATGTAGCAGAAAATAAAGATTCGATTATTGAACAAATTAAAAACATCAACACAAAAAATCAACCTAAACCCCCGATTGAAACAACTGGAAGCTTGTGATTTATGCGCTGACACCGTAACGGGCCGGCCGCATGGAATAGTAAGAACCATAGACTTACAAACAAACTCTAACAAATTAGACCCAGTTTATAACACATCAATAGATTGCCCAAAATGTAAAGGAGCGAAATACGTGTGGGAATAAACGAATTTTTTAAATGTCGGGTTCTACTTTTTTTAATTCTTTAATCATTTTATCAATTACATCTTTAATCTCTTTCATCATATCAATAGCGTCACATACTGAATGAATTTTATGAGTATATGGCATTATGATTTA